AAAATGTGTAAAGTAGCAGAAACTGAAGAATATCTTTTTGCTAAAGTTTGTGATAATTGTGGTAAGGGTATGGATAGTGGATATATAATAGGTGGTAATACTTATTGTGATAGAAATGATAGTGAATGTAGAAAGACAATCTTTAGTGATAAAGAATGGGATGAGCATTATGATGATGAGGGCGATGATTGTTGGACTACTTGGGAATTAGAAGATGATATTAATTATACTATATGGGGACATGAAGTAGAAATGGCTAAGTGTTGTAGTAAGATTAGCAAGAATGAGTTTGAACGAGAGCTTGAATATATTGATGGTAGTCCTACCGAATCAGAAACGTATAGGTGTAAGGTATGCGATAAAGAATGGGAAGTTCCTTGTTATATAGTGCGTGAGTGGGATGATGTCGAGCCCCAATCCTAGCGGATCCAACCCGATCAAGCAGCTCCCCTGGGGCAATTTAGGGGGGTGTTATGGTATGGAGGTGCTTATAATATTGCTCAAAAAGGGCAATTATGGGACAAAATTTTTTGACAATCAGTTATAATTTTATAAATAAGGAGTAAAAATGAGCAAAATAATAAAAATGAAAAAACCAAATGAATGCGATATGGTGGTAACTTTAACTATACCATACGTTCCAAATTGTAAAAAAAGTTTTATTGATAATTTACCAAGTTATTTAACCAAAGATTTGTTTAAAAGTGATTTGGTGATTATTGACAATGTGCAAATGTGTAATGAAAGATACGTTGAAGAAATGGAGGATGAATAAATGAAAGAACTAAAACTAGCAATTGAGAAATTAGAAAAATTACAATGGATATGTGAACCGAATATTAATTTTGAGATAGTTGATATTATATCTCTACTCAAAAATGTTGAAAAAAGTGATTTTGATAATTACGACAGGAAGAACAAAGAACGAATTGAAAATGTCTTAATTGAATTCGATCAAAATCCAATAACCTCAAATTTCAACCAATTCCTAAGATGGAGATTTAGAAAATGAAAAATATATTATATATAATTGTAGCTTTTGTAGTTGGATACTTTTTATATGATTACTTGATATTTATCGCAATGATTTTTCTTTACCTAATAGTTTTAGGGATTGCGAGTTTATTTGTATGATAGAATTATATGAATATTTTAAAATGTATATCGTAATTGGAATTTACTTTGTAAGTATATTGATAACAATTTTAATGGTTATAGCCTTTATATACTTTATGGTAACACTTTCTTTATACCCTTAGTCAAGATACAGAATCTCCTATCCCCTATTCCAGATCCATGGAGTAGGGGTGGATTCTGTTTTTTATACCCTTGAGCCTTAAATTTACAGCCTAAGTACCAATTCGCATTTATAATGCTAGTGAGTCAGAGTCTTAGGTTCATCTTCTGTTGCAGCTTTACTCACAATCCCTTTTGGTAACTGCATTTGCGGATCCTATGAGCCAAAAGGTTGTAGAACTCAAACCTCATAGGGTTTATAATATATGCAAATTATATTGAAAATACCAAAGGGTAATTTTATATTTTAAGATTAAAAGGGTAATTTTTATGCTTGTAAAATTTTTCTTGTACAAATGATTATAATTAATTAAACTAAGGGTATGAATATGAATATTAGACGACCACAAATCAAAGAAGCAATACAAAACTCAGGCTTAAAGCAAAAATTCGTAGCAGAAAAGCTTGGAGTATCAGAAATAACATTATCATACTACATTAGCGGCACTAGGAATCCTTCAAGGGAAAGACTTAGAGATTTGGCTAGAATATGTAGATGTAAAATATCAGACCTGGAGGGCTAATGGCTAAAGCATCTATAACAGATTTAGTAAAAAGATATAACAAAAGAGTTGACCTTCGTAGAGTACAAGCATCTAATGGAAGATGGTACATCAACGCAAAATTAAAAGACCCAACCCCTAAACCCTCAATGACAACAATAGATAGTATTATAGATAAAGGCGCAGCTTATGAGAAATGGCTACTTACTGCCAAAGATCCCTATGCTTGGAGAGATTATAAAGCAGACTTAGGCACTTGTGTGCATAATTTAATAGAAATTCTAATTCTAAGTGGCGAGTGCGTTATAACTAATGAGATGAAGGGTAAATTCCAGGAAAACGAAATCAAGAAAAGAATATTAAGTTTTTTAGCTTGGTGGGAAGAACACAAACCTGTGCCGATTGCAACTGAAATTAGATTGTATCACAAAGACATACCTTGGTGTGGCACCGTAGATTTCGTTTGTTTTAGTAGAAAGCTTAACAAATATTTAATGGTTGACTTTAAGACAGGCAATGAATATAAATCACATCAAGTGCAGCTTAACGGATATAAAATGATTTGGGATAAACTATTTAAAGATTTCACAATAGATGCAATATATGGTTTATATTTAAAGGATGGATGGGTAAAAAAGCCAACTTTCGGCTTCAAAAAGTTTCCTATAAGCAAAGATCTGCCCAACTATGTTTATAGGTTATGGAAATGGGCAAACCAAAACTCAAAGGGGGAATTAGCTCCTGCTTTGCCGAGGGAATTCCCCGATGAGTTTACAATTCAGGAGGAATCCAAATGAGTAATGAAAAGAAACCATCATTAAAATTTAAAGCTAACTTACCCGAGGATGTTACTTTAACTTTTGATGAGCCACTAACAGGTGAAGGACAATATGGTACTTGGTATATGTACGGATGTATGCATAAAGGTGAGGAGAAAGTATTTTTTCCATCTGAATTGCTACATAAGATGATTCAACTAGGTGGTCATGGCAAAGATAGTAAAATAACTATTTTAAAAAACGAAGGTGATGATGGTAGAATGTTTTTTACCTTAGATGGTAAGACTATTAATGAAATGCAAGAGATTGCAAATCAAGCAGCTGCCGTTGCACCAGATCCAAGCGAGGACATTCCTTTTTAATGTCATTAAAGTTGAAAGTCAGCAAGAATGGCAAAGAATATTATGCCGATGCCGACAAGGTTTTTGCTTGGTTGATGGACAGATTCTTGAACAATCAAGAGAAACGTACAGAAGCCAAGCTTGAGCCTTACAAAGACAGAGTAAAGAATTTTTTTGAAAGTTTAACAACAACAGAAAAAGATTGGTATGATGAGTTAAAGAATGCATACCCAGCTATAGATATAGACTTTGCATTAAAGAGAGCAAAGCTATGGTTACTAAGCAATTATAAAAAAGATTTTAAAAAGTTTTTAATGAATTGGATGAGTAAAGAAAATCCCACTATTCAGGTGGAGCAAAAAAGACAGATAGAGCCAAGAAGGGTCAATAGATACATTCCTCCAACTGCAAAAGATGAGGATTGTGCTGATCCTGAAGAAATACAACAAATATTTAAAAACTTTGCAAAAGGAAAGAAAATATAATGGATGAATGGGAAAAAGCATTTAAAGATAAAATAGACTTAGTTGGTGACATAAATAGAGCCAAATACAAAATGTTAGAAATAGCAATCTCAGGACTAACTGCAATTAAACAACAAGGTAATCCTATTGCAGAAAATACATTAAAAGAAATGATTGCAGCTATTCCACAAGAATTAGAGTTAGATGTAAATATACAAATCGAAAAAGCCCTACGTTTAGATGAAGAATAACTTTTACTATTCCTTTGTGTTATATTCAGATAGGCGTAGGGTAAATTAGGAGATAATTATGAAAGCATTAAAATCTTTAGATATTTTTAACAATTGGTGGTACGGAACGCCAATCAACAAAAAGAAAACAAAAAAAGGAGTTAAAAAGGATGACAAAACTAGCAAATTTGATCTTCGAGGTCTTGGAGGCGAACGAAGAGGCAAGAGATGATGATGATGTTCTGTGTTTTGAAGTATGGAACAAATTAGCCCCTGGAAATTACCTAATGAGCAATCCATAAGGAGGACAAGAAGAAAAGTCCAAGAGCACTACGAATCAACTAGGGGTACAAAGTATTACAAGAGAAAGTCAAATCAATCTAATGTAAAATCGAACCTTAGAATGATAGCAGCAGAGTCTACAAATCTAAACTACTAATGAATATAAATCTATTAGAACTATTCTCAGGAGTGGGTGGATTCTCAGTAGGTATAGAACAAGCAGGTATAAATATAGGTTGGCATGGTTTTTCTGACATCGATCAGCATGCCAACAAAACCTTTCAAAGGAGATTTCCAAATGCCAAAGAACTCGGATCAGTTGTCGATATTGACCCAAAACAATTACCAAGCATCGACCTCGTCACTTTCGGATTCCCTTGCCAAGATTTGTCAAACGCTGGAAAACGAAGAGGACTTAAAGGCTCACGAAGTAGTTTATTCTTTGAAGCGATGCGAATCATTGAGGCTAAGAAACCCAAGTATTTTATCTTTGAAAACGTCGAAGGGATTTTTTCAAGTAACGACGGAAAAGACTTTGAAATCATATTGCGAACAATCGCCGACTGTGGGTACGATGGTCAATGGCAATTACTTAATACTAGGTGGTTTCTCCCCCAAAATAGATCCAGGTGTTACTTTGTTGGACATATTAGAGGAGAATGTAGACCCAAAGTATTTCCTATCGAAAAAAATGATAGAAAGAATCGACAACGCAGAGAAGGAGAAGCTAAAATAAGTTGCGCCCCTAGTAGAGAATATGGGTGGAAAGATGTATCTCCAACACTATGTGCGAGAGATTACAAAGACCCTAAGCTTGTGCAGATCGCAAAAGTAGCTAATGGTGATGCAGGTAGAGTTTTTGACCCTAATGGGATTGCTTGTACATTGAAAGCAGAAGGTGGTGGATGGGGAGCTAAAACTGGACTTTATAGAGTTGATAAGCTATTACAAAACTCTAACATTCGTAGGCTAACACCATTAGAGTGTGAAAGATTACAAGGATTTCCAGATCATTGGACAGAAGGTCAATCAGATACACAAAGATATAGACAGATGGGTAACGCAGTTAGCGTGCCAGTAGTTAAGGCAGTAGTTGAAAGACTATATGGAATACGGACTTAACAAGAGAAAAGCTAAGTCTGAATTTTACTGCGATATGTGCAAACAATATTATATGAGGCATTTTAGTTATGAATGGGGAACATTTCCAATTCTACCTAAAACTCCAATGGAAATATTAAATATATGTGAAAAGTGTGCGATCAGGGAAAGTAAATTAAAAAACAAAAAACAATTAAAGGAGCACTATGAGTCATCCCTCTAAAACAAAGGGTAACAAATTTGAACGTGACTGTTGTAAAAAAGCAGAGCTATATGAAATACCAAGCAAAAGAGCATGGGGTTCAGACGGTAGATCATTAGGTTTACATCCAGAAGTAGATATTGTTTTGGGTGATAAAAACTATAATGATGAAATGCACGTTCAATGTAAGATAAGAAAGCGTTTACCTACTTATATTTTTCCAAAGGACGAGGCTATAGATTCTCAGCTTATTAGAGAGGATAGAGGTGAAGCCTACATAGTTATTAGGTATGATGATTATCTTGCAGAAATGCGTAGAATGCGCCAATTAAAAGACAAATTAGAGCTATACGAGGGTAAGTAACTCCTCCGTCATCCGTGTACCCTTGTAAAACAAAAAGCCCCTATAAAAGGGGCTTAATGTTGAAGGGGTTTGGGCGAGGATAAATTACCAAACCTCTTCTAGTTCAAATGCTACATTGTAAGTATTATGTGCAACCTGATTAAATGATATTGTTTTATCTACGAACTTAACAATATGAAACTCTTCAACATCTTGATTTGGCTGGAAGACGAATGGTAAGACTCCGTTCATTGTGCCATACCATACCTTAGAAATAAAATTATCTTGAATTTTATCGTAATGACCAGAGTTTGTTCCATCATTAGTAGGAGTAAAATTAAATGGTGCGCTACCTGTGTCTGTTGCGTTTTCAAAATCTAATTCAGGCTTTAATTTTGTATCGTCAATATAACTAAAGCTCATTGACCATTTTTTTCTTGAATTTAAATATGTTCCTACAAATTGATTCTTGACTGATGCAGTTCTAGGATTAGTTTGAAATGGCATTAAGCCACCTTGCAACCACGATGGTCTACCCCTATGATTTATTTGCGTAAAATCTTTACCACCAATTGTTCTTATATTTTTAACCCCATCATTGGTATAACTTTCTGTAAGCTCCATATCAGGACTAACTCCAGGAGTATAATCCCATCCAAATGAAAGACTACCAATTTCAAAATTTCCACCAAGGGTCGAACTAAATAAAAATTGAATTCCTACATTATGCTTAGTATCATCATTTATCCAAGGGTTATTAAAAGTACATAATGCGTAACCAGCTTTTAAAGGCAATACTTGTGAAAATCCAGTATCTGTACCATAAATATTATTTAAATCAGTTAACATATCTAAGTATTCGCCTTCAAGTATGTTAGTATTATCACTATTAGTATTAGAAAGTATAGATAAATTTAAATCTATAGCAGGGTCATCTGAGTCTTTTTCTTTCACCCCAAAAACTCCAAACCAGCTCAAACTTGGAATAATTTTACCTGACTCTACCTTATCATCTGGTGATCCGTAAACAAGATTAAATGCTGCTTCACCCCCACCTGTAATTAAAAATTCATTAGAGCTCCAAGGATTAAGTTGAAATACATTTTCACCTTGAGATTCACTAATATCTACTAAAGCTAATGTGTATCCAAGCAAACCTGCATCTATATAAAATTTCGGTTGATTCATTCTACCGTATGACATTAATAACTACCCCCCTCACTTGTAGAAGTAGATGTGTTACTTCTTCTCATAGTGTTTCTCATTGTATTTTTGACTCCATCAGATTTTCTTATAAGTTCATATCCAGTTTCCATCTTAGAACTTAAATTTTTCATACCTTTATTTTTTAAAGTTTTAAAAGTATTATTAAGCTTATTAAAATTAGTATCTATATCCTTAAATTTATCAGTAGCTTGTTCTGCAAAAAATCCTTTTATTTGTGTATTCTTACCTGAAATTACAATGTCAAAAAACTTAACATTTCCAAGATATGTAAATAATGTTTGTTTACCTGTTATAGCTTGTCCACCAAAAGAAAAATATAACAAAATACCTGTGTTATTATTTGCAGTCATAATCCAATCACCAGATCCATTATTTATATTATTTGGGTTACCATGTTTTGATGTAATTCTTAATTTTCCACTATATTTTATCTGAACACCATAAACATCACCAGTAGTTTGAATTTCTGCAATTCCATTACCATATATTACTTTAGCTGTAACTGGCTCTACAAAATCTCTAGCTTGTGCTTGTTTTAAGCTATACTTGTTATGATTTAAGCTTAACTTTTCTCTTTTTGTAAGTTTTCTTTTTGTCAGGCTACTTACGTTTGGTGCTGTTTCTGCAACATATTCTGCCATAATCTACCTTTTGTTAAAATTATTATGAGTTTAAAATTATATTAATTACTGTGACAACATCTAGTACATCAACATTGCCATCTTCATTTACATCTGCCTCAGGAGTAACCTCTGCGTTTCCTAAAACCTGATTAACCATCTGAACTACATCTAAAACATTTATCATTCCGTCACCATTTACATCTCCAGGTTGTGCATATTCACAACTACCATCATCTGTATTTGCATCTGGATTGTAGTTACTCGCTGTACTATCTGTACATCCATAGATAGGCTCTGAAACAGAATCGCCAGCATCGCCAGATATTGGTGGAGGTGCATCTCCAACTAACAAATCAATTTCAGAATTATATGCAGTCTTTCCTGACCAATCATGCATTTGAGTCATTCCAAGTGTTACTGTCATATTTTTATTTAACTTAACTTTGTCAATAATGAATATTGGCAATATAGATTGACCAAGTCTAGTTTCATAATTTATGATATCATCTCCACCCTCAACTGGCGTAATATTTTTTAAAAAGTTTTCGTAACTATAATCTTGACTATTAACTGTAACGTCATCACCAAGAAGCTTATCAATATTTACAATATCACCAATTTCTAGCCCTATATATTTAATTGGAAGTGTAATTTCAAGTTTTTGATGTATGTTCATATTCCAACCTAAAACATATTGTGCTAAAGCTCTTGCCGAATGAACATCATTTATATAGTTAGCTTCTATCGTTTTTTCTGCATTTAAGAAATTTGTTTCTACTGCATCTTCATCGTAAGCAAGAGTTGAATCTATGTTATAAAATTCTTGCAGAGTCGTATCTGTTGGGGAAGTACCTAAATCCTCATAATATTGCTTTATAGCAGGAATATCATACCAATAAAACCAGTCAGTTGCATACTCGAAATCACCACTATAACTAGTTTGATTGTATTTAACTCTACATCTTCCTATGATATCTTCTGTTCTTGTTTGTGTAACTTTATAGTTAATAACATCATATTTATATATAGTTTTAGATATGTCAGTTGCGCCTCTATCCCTAGAATATCTGTTAGGGCTAGGTTGTGGCACGTTTGAATTTTCTAACCACCAATGCACTCCAATTGGTTCGTATTCTCCATTTACTCTATTCTTTAAAAATGTATCTACATAGTCATAAAATTTAGTACCTAGACAATCATCTGGATTATCTTGAGAAGGAGTATTTGCAAAACACCTATTATTAGACGAATTCCAATGAGTTTGTTTTCCACCGTGAGCATAAGAATTAAAGTTTTCCCAATCAGAAACACTTGCGTTGAAATCGCTGCCATCATTTGGATTTCTATAATAGACCATAGAATGGTTTGGCCAAGCATATCCCCTTCCTTCATAGTTAGGATCATAAGAATCAACTTGCATAAAAACATTAGGAAATCTATTTTTTTTCCAGTTACCATTTAAATTTGATCCCGTCTGTTGATGGTATATAGTTCTATTTTGAGGAGCAATCATTGTGGTTCTCCTGTATGTTTCATCATGAGTACTCACACCAGTAAATTTTTCTGATGTCCAATAACCTGGTTTGATATCTATATTAGAAGCATCAGTTTGGCTATTAAAGTCCATACCTATTGCTGAAATTGACAATGGAATATTTCCAGATTCTGCAAAATTACTTAAATTTCCAGAGCCATCTTCTATAGCTTCCTTGACGTGTGAAAAATTAAAAAGATTTTCTATTCCTGGTGCTCCAAGCGCATCTAATCTTTCATATATCCATGCATTTCTTAAATCATGTATGCTACCATCCATTCTATATGTGGCATCGGTAGTGCCAATATAATCTTGCCACTCCCATTGCGTTCCATCGTCTTCAACGTAAACAATTTGATTAGGCCTTGGCAATCTTCCCTCTACAGTATACCATCTTGTAACCAATTTCCATGCCCCGCCATCAAAGCCTTGTTGTCGTTCGTGCTCAAGAACTACACTATCCAATAAAATCCCATAACCTGTTTGCGTTTCTGAGTTTAATAGTTGGTAGTTGGAAGAATAAGGTTCTGTATCTTCGTAAAAGTCATATCCTGCTCCAATAAGAGTCATATCATAACTTCCCATATAAGTTCCTAGTGTTTGATAATAAGCTTCATAATTAGGATCTGGTTGGGGATTATTTGATGTACCTCCCCCTCCTAATAAAGTATCGTAACCGTGTGTATATCTTGCCCAATAATTACCACTAGATATTCTATCTACATTTGAAGGAAATTGATGTACAACAAGTGTATTAGGGGGGTAATCTTCATAGCTTTGAAATGGCATACCTCCTTCCATCATTATCCATGATTCTCCCGATCTTCTAACGTAATTATCGCTTGTGCTACCCCCAATATGTGACAATCCAGTCATATCTTGTGCATCCATCCCAGAATAGCTTGTTCTCCAAGCAGATAATTCACCAATCCCTATTTCAAAAGGCTCAAATAAAACTGGAGCTTGGCTATGAGTTATCATTGTAAATCGAACTCTAATATCTTGAGGTAGCCCATAATCACATGAAAGGTCATCTATGTTCGCATTTGCATTATAATTTTCTGCAATCTCGTCTGTACAACCATATACAAACAAGCCATCATCAAAACTTGTTTCATAATAACAAAGATTATTATCTATTGTCGCAGAGCTATCATAATATCCTGATACACTTGGAATTAATCCGTCATTAAATAAAATTTCAGCCATTTCTTCTGTAATTGCGTTTGGATCCTTACATCCATAAGTCCAACTTGACTCAGGAATATTATTTACAAGACAACTACCATCATCAAGTGTAGCTGACGAATCATAATTATCAGCAAAAGGGTATGTGCATCCTTCTATCAAATCTTCTGGTTGATCATATGAGTTGTACTGAGATTTTATTGTAATAAAAGTAAAGTCTAATCCATCAAAAAATGGTATTATTCGGCTTTGCGATGAAATATTTTCTAAAATTTCTTTTGCAGGAGCAGACTCTGTTTGTGAAAATCCTAATTTATGCCTTTCATTATAGAGTAATATAGAGCCATCTTCTTGTGGTAGCCAAATTGGAGATGAAGCATGCTCGTCAAAGGCAAGCTCCCATAAATTTCCATATTTTGCAGTTTCCCAAGTATATTTAAATTCATGTCCTAGTTCTGAGGTCATTATATCTGAAACAACAGCAGCTGGATTTGATATTACTAAGCTTGAATCATAACTAAAATCGGAAAACAAAAAGGAATTAATGCCTGTCTGATTTATTTTTCTACCATGTTTTAAATAAGCATACAAATCAATATCATTAAAGTCTTCTGCTGCATAAATCATGTAATAACCTAAAGCTTTAATCCACATTTCACCTGTTTCTGCAAGATCTGGTACATCATAATCATCTAATGTTCCCCCTACATCAAGAAGTGTTACTGCTTGGCTAGAATCCCATAAATTAAAAGATAAGCTTTTAGGAGGATTTCCTGGCTCTGAATAAAGCATCATAGTATCTTGAATTCCATAAGTAGCTGTTAATTCATTGTGTATTAAATCATAAGAGCCATTATTAAAAGTATCATATCCATCTCTTACTTCAGGTGGTAAATAATTTTTAAAAATACCTGCATTAGCCCACGATAAAACAGTAAAACTTCCTCGATGCTGATATTGATTACCCCAAGAATCTGTAGACCCTGTAAAATCTATAAACATACCTAAAAAGTTTGTTGATTCAGCAAATCCTGTATAATATATATCATTTACATAGCTACCTTCACTATCAGGTATAGCCATTACTGCAGCAAACATATCTTGCCAATCAAAGCCTTGTTCAGGGTTATTAGAGTTCCACTCAGCTGCTGGCAATTTTGAAAATGTTAAAGTTCTTAAATTTTCCTCAGGACTTGCAAACTCTGAGCCCATTTTTATTTTTACACCTTCCCAATCAGAATAGTCAGGGTTTACTGTAACACGATTAGATGCATGTAAACTAGCAAACCACCCACCTGCAACCTTGTCATCAATCCAAAAAAGTAAAGCTGGCTCTGAGCCCATATTCATAGAGCTTGTGTCAGTTGGGTCAGATAATTGACCTGGGTAATCTGCATCCATATATTCATACTGCACTCTAACTCTACCAAAATTATCATATTGACCATCTGTTGATGTTGGCGTTGTATATTTATCAAAATTTATAGGTCGTTCGTCACTATATATACTATTTTCTATTCTAGCAATCATGTCTGCTTCTATTGTAAAGAAGCATCTTTGATTACTTGAAGCATGAGGTGGCGATTCAAATACGCAATCTACACCAACCGTAGCTCCTGTGTATTGCCAAGTATCTGTATTAAATGTTTCATTTACAGGTAGTCCCATATTAAGCAATACATCTTTGTTAAAACCTATCTCTCCTCCGACATAAGTTTCATTGCTAAAATCGACTAGTCTAATATATTCGTTTGCACTAGTATAATTCTCGTTCCATGCAGTTAATTCATCTTCGCCTACAATTTCCCTATTATTGTATTTAATGCCACCGCTTAGTAACTCACCTTCATCTAGATATCCAGGAAATCCATTTTGGTATCCACCCCAAACTGAAGATGAAGTTACCCATTGAACGTCTTTATTTGTAGACTCCCATTTTCTTATTGGGAATTTTTTAGAAGCTGCTGCATCTACGCCTTGCTCAGGAGTAGTTATATTTATTGTTTCAAACAACATATTACTTGAGGGTTGCTCTGGTATACTCTTATTGAAATGAAACTCTGCTTCACATTGATTGTCAGCAAACAAATTCACAGAACCATTTTGAGCTATTTTATTAAATTTTATTTCATTTTTATTAGGTACTTCGCTCCATTGATCGCCACCAACAATAGGAGCACCTTCCCAATCATCTGATTGTTCGTTATATCTCCTAAATAAGCCACTATGAGTTCTAAGTAATCTAGATTCATTTGCTCCTTCAAAAAAATGAACTCCTTTTACTGAGTTATCACCGTAATAAGCTACCTCATTGTCAAAAACTCCATGTGTAGCTGTATCTGTATCAGAAACTGTTTTATATAATGGCGAGTAAACAAAGTATCCATAGTTCATAGGATATGGATTTAATGAAAACTTTCCATAATCTTCTATGGATAATCTTTTGTAAGGTATTTTTTTATTTAAAACTTTAGAGCTTAAATCTTCGCATTGTATTATAATTTTTTGACCACTATTTTTTATTTTTGTAACCACTCCACTATAAACTTTAGGGCAATCACCAAAATACTCGTTATGTTCTGAAACTAACCATAAACCTATTTCTTGACCTACTATATCTGTATTTGAAATCAATGCAAAATGTTGAGCCAAAGTTTTCCCTGCATACTTTGCATTTACACAATTAAATGTTAGATTAGATATTTTATATTCGCTTTTAATAACATCTATAGAAGACGAAAATGTAGGAAAATCTTTAAGCATTGGAACAATAGGATGGTCTACTGAAAAAGTTGAATTACTAAATTGTCTTGTACTTATAGTTAAGGCAGACCCAACCGTTGGTTTTCCATCAGGATTATGACTACCCAAAGTTATGACAGGCATAATGCTTGCATGATCATTCTCAACACCAATTTTAAAAAGCTTATTAAATGTCTTCATTATTCTAAAATATTATCCCCTCGCCTTATGGCCTCTCGTATTTTTGGTATAGCTTCGTCAATAATAAAATCATCCGATAAAATATTTCCTTCGAAATTTATTACAATATTAGTTGGTTCACTTTTTGGCATTTCATTATTTTGCATCCCTTGAATTAAACCACCTTTTCCATATCTACTCATTCCAACTAAACCACCTGATCCATATCTACCTTCTAACAATCCTTGTCTGACAGCCATACTAGAGCCTATAGAACCAAGCCCAATAAATGGTCTTGCATCACGAATATCCATTGCTAAATTGTTAATTTTTTTCATATTTTCTACACCCATAGCTTGTACAGCTTGCCTGCTCATAACAAATTCACCTTGCTCTGCTTCGATTATTGTTCCACCTTGACTATGTCTTTGACCTCCAACAAGTCCTCCGTACTCATAGCTTGGTGGTTGTTGCGCTGCAATAAATCCTGCTTGAGCTGCTCCAAAAGCTGCAATTAAGCTTATCCAAGGTTGCCCTCCAGTTGCCCAAAATGTAGCGTACGCTTCCATCATAGCTCGACCTGTACTTACAGCAACCTCTGATAAAGAAATGGCTTTTTGATAATTAAAAGCCTTTGTTCTTTCATCTGCATGGTCTTCTGCAATCTGTTTTTCCATTTTCTTTTGATCAGCAGCATTCGCTTTTGTGTATCTTTCTGATAGTTTTAATCTTTCGAGGTCTGCTTGATATGCCTTTTCTACTTTTTCTTGATATGCATCAACAAACATAGCTAGAGTATCTGTAAACATTTCTGTTATATCAAGCAATCCTCCTGCGATTGCAAGAGCTTTATCTTTTATTTCAAACTCTTCTATTGCTGCATCAAAATCAGCAAGTTTAGCTTGAATTTCATCAAAAGGTTTTCCTAGCTCAGTAGCCTCTTCTAAATAGGCTTTTCTTGCATCTCTTAATGTATCAATCTGAGAACTAAAAGCACCAGAATGCTTTGCTAAAAATCCTGAGGTATCAGGAACGTCTAATGCATCCATAGGATCTAAGTCTGCTAATCTTTGTCGACTATCTATGAGCTCTTGTTCTGATTCAATTATATCAAAATATCTATCATTTAACTTCTCATATATTATAGCTTTCTGCTCTTCTGTAAGATTTAAGTCTTTACTTGTAGATAGTAACTTTTGTAAAGCTCTTATTCTATCCATCTCAGTAAATTTAACTTCATCTATCATTGCCTGTAGTTCGGTTTGTGTAGCAAGAACATTTTTATCGATTTCTAAGACATCGGCCTTTATAATACCCATCTCTACACCTTGGCTGTAGAGTGTATTATATCCATCTATTTCTTGTTGTCTTAATGCTATTAAATCATTCTGTGTTTGTGTTTCCTCTCTTCGCTGTTTTTGAATTCTATCCATCAATAGCTCTAAAGAAGTCATGTTAGCCATTCTTTTTTCGTCAGTCAACGCCTCAACACTTTTTATTTTACCAGACTTGACCATTTCATCGTATAGCTTACCTTCTTCTGCTCTAAGTTTTATTGTTTTTGCTATTAAATGATCTCTTGTAGCAACTTGAGTTTCTAAATTTGTTTTAAACTCTTCATAAGTATCTCCTAATAAACCTAAATTTCTAGCCTGATCTACATCAGTTCTTATTAGATGCATTTTATTTCGTAAAGATTCTTCCTCTTTCTGATTTGCTAATTGCAATTGGCTAACATAGTAAGCGTAACCTTGCGCTGTATATCCGAGAAATTCAGCTAGAACTGGATAATCTCTAATTAAATCTTCTTTAAATTGCTTAGATAATTTTTCAGCAGCTAAAGCATCTTCTGTATTCATTATATATAACTTGAATGCTGCATCTGTGTCACCTTGTGCTGCATCAAACTCAAGTATTGCCCTTTCAGCATTTCTTTTTTCATCTGTTAGGGCTTGAGTGCTTATAGCTTGGTCGTCAATCGCATTTATTGAGGCTTTATAGGCAACAAGTTCATCTCTTTGAGCTTTTAGTCCTGTGTCAGATATCTTGTTGTGTTTTTCCATAAATTTTGTAAGTCTAGCTTGCGCCCTTCCACCTACATGAAGATTGTTAACATAATCACTATATTGTTTATTTAGTATTTCGTAACCTGCATCTAATACTTTTATTCTGTCAGCTAATTCTTGTTTTTTATCAGAAGTTAAGTCAGTTGCTTCCATTTGAAGTTCAAGCTCACTTCTTAATTTTCTATATTCAGAAAAATCTCCCATAAACCCAGCAACTGTACCTTTTGTAGATGCTTGAAATAAAGATTCTAGTTTTTGCTCTATATTTCCAAAAGTTTCCTCTACACCTATATTATTCATCGCCTTAAACTCATCTGATAAAAATCCTAAAGATTCTGCGACTTTTTTCTGCATATCATTCATTCCATGATACATTCCCTCAACATGCTTTTGCATATCTTCAAAATTTTGTAATTCTATAACGCCCAATGCTATTTCTTTATTTACATCATCTGTAGTTTGAAGACCCAACATCTGAGTTTTAATATAATTTTTATACACCTCATCTAGTAATGCATAGTTCTTAATAAGAGTATCCATATTGTTGGATGAATTTTTAAACTCTAAAGCTTGTTTTTTTATGCTTGCTAAAAACTCTGGATATGATTGTAATTCTAGGACACCACTTAATTTATTTAAATCATCTGTATATTTTTTTATAGCAGCATCTACATCATCTATTGTCATACCAACACTATCAAGCATCTTTTTATTATTTTTATTAGAAACTAAAAAGTCTATATTAGATTGTATTGCTTCTTTTTGTGATTTTTTTGTACCTTTATATAGATTTGTAAGCCTATCTTCTAACTTTTGATTCTCTTCATTTAATTTCTTAGTTCCGTCTGTTAATTTTCTTAAATGCTCAGGAATATTGTTTTCATCATAAAATCCTGAATCTTCGATATCTTTAAGTATGGTTTGTAAATTGGTGTATTCATCACGTTGCTTTTTAAGCTCATCTTGCATTTTTTGAAGAGTCATTACATCGTCTTCTTTTACAATAGGATTTTCTAAGAGTTTATCTCTTTGATCATTGAGAGCTTTTAAAACTATTTCAAACTGACCTGCTTCAAAAGTATTTGCTTTTAAAAATCTGCCTTCTTTTTGGAAAAGTTTTAACATTTCTATTTGCTTGTCTATTACCTTAACTCTTTCCTCATTACTATCAGCTAATATTTTTTTATAAATCTTTATAAATTCCATATCATCTGTGCTAAATATCGGCTCTTCTTTTTTTCTTCCTTCTAATATTCCTTGATAGTAGTCTTCTAAGTCTGCCTGATCTTTTCTTACCTTTATAACTTGTTGTATCTTAGTTACTAGGTTTGCTAAGTATCTTATATTCCTACTTCCTGCTTCAAAGGCAGCTTTATCGGCTTTTGTTTGTTCGCCTGTAGCAGACACATTTTCAAGGATTTCTTCTCTAGCTTTTAGCAACGCTCCAGTTAAATCTCCTATTGCATCTTCCATTGATTCTGTATTTTCAATGTCAAACAAACCACCTTCTCCAGCAAATGCTTTTTCTATACTACTCAATGACTCGCCTAACTCATCTTTCAAGAATGAATTCATTTTTTGCATTTGCTCCATTCCAGTTCCAATGCCACCGAAATCCATAAACATAAATTCATCAAAATCGCCTAAGTCAAACAATTCTTTTCTTAAATCTTTAACATCACTAGCTAAGTTTGCAATTTTCTCTATTGAATCTTCTGTATTTAATATAATTTTAAATCCTGCTAGTTTCTGTGCTTCTACTCCTAATTCTTCCATTTCTCTAACTAAAGTTGCAAGTGGACTTTCATTTATTTCCTTAAAAAATCTACCTAATTCATTAGCTAAATTAGTAATTACACCCATTGTGGCTTCAGCAGCTGGCATCAAGAGATTACCAAGATCAGCTTGCATTCTTTGGGTAGCATCCTGCATATTAGAAAGCCTCCCTACGTAGGTATCTGCCATCGCTTCTGTTGCGCCCTGTATACCTATAAGAGGATCTCTCATTGCTCCTATTAATGCTTTTCTAAATTCTGGCAATGTGAGTTTTGATATATCGTCTACTTTAGCAAATGCTTTTACAAGATTAAGCACACCTCTTTCCCGAAGTATATCAGCAGCACCTGCTCCTCCTGCGAATGCTCTACCAAATGCATTTGCTGCTTCAGTTGCGTTTGTACCCATAAATGCAGCAAGGTCTGTAATTTCAGTTAATAATTCTCTTGAATCTGCACCAAACGCTTTTAATTGAGCTCCAGCATTAACTATATCGTCTAAAGCAAATGGAGTCTTTGCAGCTTGTGCATTAAATTGCTCAAATGCCGCCTTACCTTCACCTATCGAACCAAATAATTGTGTTAATCTAACTTGTAAGGATTGAAATTTAGCAGCTTGATTTACTGCTGCTTTTGTTACATTAGCTATAGGTCTAGTAATTAATCCAAATGCAAAACTAGTAAGAAGAATTTTATTTCTTAAAAGGGCAGATGAAGCCAATAATCCATCAAATCCCTTTTTGCCTTCTCTATTTGCTTTTGTTACACGCTGTTGTGCTTTTTCTTGTTTTTGCGCATTTTTAACTGCTTGTTGTTGCACTTTGTCATACTTTATTGCTTGCTGAGTTGCTATATCTGTTTGATTTTGCAACTTATTTTTTGCATTAGCAAGATTATGTATAGCTTTAGTTAATTGTGGTGCGCCTTTTTGCGTGAACTCAACTGTTATTTTTTGCTTTGGCATGTGCTTCTTTCTCTTTTTTATTTAGGGCTGATTTTATTATAAATACTTTTTTTATCCACTCTACTGGTTGATCCTCGTAAGTTCCTGGGTAAGGTTGTATGCCAAACTCTTTGCAATAGAAATACCTCTCTATATCAGTTTGTGATTCAGGGCAATATATAGCTTTACTACATGCAAAAAAAGGTAATTGTGTCTTTACTGATTGTACTACATCAAATTCTTTTTTTGTTTCACTATTTAACGCTATAGTTTCTTCTATAATTAAATCTATTATATGCCAAACATCCTCATCGCAAGTAAACCTTACATTTGGTCTAGTGCCATTTATAAATATAGGCACTAGAGCATCATATGGATACGAGTCGGAATAAAACCCTCCGACCCAATCATCTATTAAGATGTTGAGTTCGAGTCGGAGGTCACTTCGTTTCCCCCAAATGTAGCTTTTAATATTTCAGAAAAGAAATCATTCCTTTCTATCATATCAAGCTGATCTATTACTTCATCAGTTGGTGCTCCATTTGGATTTGTTGCAAACTTTTTGAAATCCCCACCTACTATAAGTTCTCTCATCCAACGAGTTATCATAGCTTGTGGGGCTTTCATGTCAACTTTTTGCCAATTACCATCCTTATCTTCAACGTGATTGTATTCTATGTTATCTGAAATACTATCTTTCATATCTCTGGTAATTTCTTTAAGTTTTAGTTTACGTCCTGTACTTAGTTTTATTTCCATTTTTTTATCCTCTATTGTTTATTGTTATGCTGCGTTATCAAAAGTAATTATAGCTGTGTCAGCTGCATCTCTAGATGCTTTACCACTTACATCTAACATCATTATATCGCCTTCGCTATAAGCTACGTTTGTGAGTACGCCATTATCTATGTCAATCCCAAATGCACCTGAGTTAGTAAATTGAAACATATCTGCAGCTGTAGCAGCTGTTTGTGTATCAAATGAATTTACTAAATCTTTAGTGTTATTATCGTATTTAACTTGAGTATCAAATGTTACAGCAAACTCTGTTCCTCTTACCATTTGCTCATATCCTGTTGACTTAGCACCTACTCCTAAAACAGGATTGTCTAGAGTTACTGAAAAACTATTCATAATAACTTCTTGTCCTGCTACTAAATGAGCTGATGATGTTCCAAGAAATGAATCTGTGGAGTTCGAGTATTTGTTACCCCCAATGCTAGCTGCATTATCTAATGTTGGAATCATACCACTAACTAGCGTTGCAGAGAACTTTAATCTTCCCGAATCTGTTCCTGTATCTGCTGATAATGTAAAATTACTTACCATCATACCTGGGAATATTAAATGTCTTGCTTTTGCTGGGCTAGTAAGATCAGGTGCAGCTATAACTATAGTTAATGTTCTGCATTCTGTATCTGTGTAGCTTGTACCATATATAACTTCAGGTGGTGTATACGTTGCTGCTAGAGTAATGTCTGTAGAAGTATCTGTATGAGCACAGATGTTTTGCAATAATGCTTTATGACCTACATCATTGTGCATAACCCCTGATAATGATAATTCAACAGTTCTTAGTTTATTATCTTGAAAGAAGTCATCATCTCTCAAAAATCTACCACCTGTTCTAACATCAAGTGCTTGATTAACATTTAATGATGGGTAACTAACACTATCAACATTTAGTGCATACATACCTGAAGCAGCAGCTGCACTTGTACCTGCTGTACCTTCTGCTATTACCCAACACGAAAAGTCTTTTGGACTAAAATTTGCGCCATCTTTTGCCATTATTTAGCTCCTTTCTTTGCAGAAGATTTATTAACTGCATTTAAAGAAGAACCCTCTGCTTTAACTTCTTTAACGAGTGATTTATACTCACTTGGAATAGCATCAACTTCAACGGTTTTACCGTCATTTAGAGCTTCCCAAGTCTTCACGTCCCAACCATGAACTTTGTAATCTCTAGGTAAAGTTCTTAGTGTGTTTATCTTGATTTTCATGTATATCCCTCCTTATGAGATATTTCCTGTGTGTTGACCTTTCCAAACGAGTAATACCACATACTCGTTTTCTTCTTCTAAAGCATTGAGTTCTGTTGCTTCTATTTTGCAATTAAATAGATTGCTAGAATCACTAAGTGTTGTAGCTCTATTATTTTGCACTAATGCTTCAATTCTTGACGTATATCTTAACACATGTTCTAGTGCAGATATATTTATATTTTTATCTAAAAAGTAATAAAACATATTTATTGTATACTCTTTAGTTTCTCCATGTGTAAGCATCTCTACTAACTCGCTACCCACAGGATCTAATCTTATATATTGACTGCCTTGTGGTCTAGTTTCATGACCAACGTAAACTGGCACAGATCCGCCAAACTCATTTCTAAATATGTTTTTAATTTTATTTAATATCTTAGTATATGTATCTTCAGGTGTAATAGCCATTAATATCCTCTATGCCTTGTCATTTTAATTCCTGATATATCTGAAACGTCTGTTTCTTCATTTATACCTCTTACTTCAACTTCCCATTCATCGTTTAAAGTAGCTATGTCTGAGTCTGAATCACCTGCAAAACGTATTTGGATTCCATAAGCTAATAACTGATAATCCCCCGTAATAATAACATTTTCTCTAACCTTATTTGATTTCAACTTTTCTGAATCTTTTATAAAAGCATCAAACTTACAAGTTCCCAATACTCCAGGGGTTGTAATTACCACTTTTATTAAATCAAAGTCTACACTTCTTGCTGTACCTTTAAGATCTACTGGTCTTAAACTTCCGTCTGTATACTGAACATCTCTAACAACGCCTTTTGATGCATCTCCAGTATTTTGAAACCCTAAAGATGCTCTGCCTGTATTAAGTAGCTCTATATTCTTTTCAAATTCTGCTTCTATAGATTCTAAAACTTCAGAGGTTGGATTATTGGTTCTAATCATAAATGCTGCAGCTATTAAGGCAGTTGTTCGGATTATAATATAATCAAACTCACCTGCGCTATTCTTCCATTGTGATTTAGGAAGTTTAGGATCTAACCTAGAATCAAGATACCTACTTGCATCTGTTATAAATTGAGCTACCATTGCATTAAAATTCTCACCAACTTCTACTAAAGAGTCCGCTGGGTTAGAGTCATACTTTAATATTATAAAATCATTGTCAGCATCGTACAAATTATCGCCACTTGCAGCTGGTTGAAAATGTAAAAATATATCTGCGCCACTATCATGCGTTGTGGCAGTTGTACCTAAAACTCCTCTTACTACAGTTAAAGTATCAGTACTTGCATTATTCGCAGCTTCTACATACATAATTTCATCGTCTACTTTTATAAAAGTATCTGCTGTAAAATTAGTATGTAAAGTAATATCCATTGTTACATCTGTAGCAGAAAGCGATTCTCCACAATCATCAACTTTAGTTGTTCCAATAGTTTGATTTCCTGATTGTTGAGATTTTCCATCAATAAATAATTGAGTCATTAAACCTGAGTCATAAGCTACATAGTAAGTGTCCCCACTTATAGTTTCAGTTGTCCAACCATATATTGGAGTTTTTTGATCATACTCATCAAGCTGTGGAAATACTCTTTTTAATTGTTTATGTGTACAATATCTTGGTGCTGATGCCATTATTTACCTCTCATTTTTCTTCTTACTTTTTTAGAGTATTTCGCTCTTTGTTTGCCAGCTTTAGTTGCTTTTCTTTTTTTTCTATTTTCGTATGCCTTTTGGCTAGGAGTAAGGCTATCCCTAACAGATTTAGGTAAGTATCTTCCACGCTTACTCTTAGGCTTCTTTTTATCTTTAGGGTTAACATAATCCCATTTTTGCTTAGTCCATTTCTTTAAAGACTTTTGTGACTTTTTAAGTGCCATTACCTATAGCCTCCACCTGCAGCTTTATATCTACGAGCAAGCATCTGTGCTTTACGAGCACTCCATTGACCTGCTCTACCTCCCTTTGTACCTCTTTTAATAGCGTAGAACAACCTCTTCCTTAACGCAGGCTTTGTATAGTTTCCTGCTTCATTAACTCTACTTTTTGTTCTACGCTTTTTTGTTCTTCTTTTTTTTCTCGCCATATTACCATGCCTTGCAAGACCAATATCTTGCTTTAGTTTTTGGGCCAGGATTTGCACAATTATGCCTAGCTCTAAATGATTTTCTTGCACTTTTATTTCTTTTTCTAATTTTCATATTAGGGTCACCAAAGGTTACTCTTTTTACTTTTCCTGATCTAGTCTTTACAAAGACTTGAGATTTTTTTCTTCCATAACCTGGCTGTCCCCTTCTAATACGAGAGGGCTTATTCAATCTAACTGATTTACCTTTGAATTTTGCCACGTCACTTTTTCTTTCTTTTATACTTCATCTTTTTAGATTTTTTCTTCTTGCCTTTTTTCTTATACATCTTGCCATATGCCATGCCTATAATCTCCTATATTTTAATAAAAAACTAAAGTTCTTATTGTAGTATTTACTTTTGGATTTAAGCTCCTTGCATAAATCCTATCTACTATGTTTCCTTGAGCTCCCGTAGATTCACTTATCTCAGCATCTCCTCCTGCAAGAGCAGACCCTACGTTGACTGATATTTTCATTTCTGCATTAGGAGGACATCCATCAAAGCTTATTTCTCCTGTTTCATAATTTACCGAACCTGACCCACCATTAGCTCTAGTTAATGCACCTCTACCATCGTCAAATAAATATTCCTCAGTTATTGTTTTAGTAATATTTTTAAAATCCCTAGTTGTATCATCTTGCACGTCTGCTACTCTTGCAGTATCTTGAGTTACATTGAAATCACCTTGGCTAAATAAGTTTGTTCCTGTTGTTCCTGCATCTAGAGCTATCGCACTTGAACTCTTGTTTGTATTTGATGTAAATCTTACATCACCATTAATAAGACCTACGCTTACATCTAAAACTGAATTGTCATTTATAGCAGTTTGTATTAATTTTAGTACAGAAGAATAAGTTACCGATGTGCCTGTTGTGATGTTAAGCTCTTGCTGTACACCACCATCTTGTGTTATTTTAAAATAATACTGAGTGCTAGCAGTCAAACCTGTTGATTCTGCTAATGTTTTTCCAGTTAATCCACATTCTTGAAATGCTCCAGCCGTGTAAAACCTTATAGCTATTGAACCTGGCACTATACCATCTATATTTGCAGCTGTAGTATCTCCTGCTGAATTTCTTCCTTGTCCAAAAAATGATGAGCCTTTATAAGCTCCGTACTTATCTGTTTGCACAATCGTGTGATCATTAAATTCAACTAAATGATTTCCAAGAAAAAGATAAATATTTGAAGTGTTTGTATGAGAAGCAGCTGCGCTACCCAATTGTGCTCTTTTAACAGTTAAATTATTTCCTGATACAGCTGTAACTTCCATGACTTCGTTATCAATTCTAAAGAAATCTCCGACCATAAATAAATCGCCATCTCCTACTGCAATTGTGGTTACCACGCCATCGTGAGCACCATTTAAGTCTGTACCTATATCTACACCGACTTTACCAGAATCATAATCAGTAAGGCTAGAAACTAAAGTGTCTGATATTTGAGTGTGATTTGCTGCACTTGTTACAGCTCCAGGGTCACTACTATTATCTCTTGTGTATGAAACAAATTTATTAGAAGGTAAAACAAAATGATCACCTGGAGGTAAAATTGTATTAAATGTAGTCCACCAAACAACTTCAGTCCCTGACTCTGTACTTGCAATTGTACCAGTTTTCTCGGTATCGGCAGTAGCATCATACAATTGTGTTCTAATTGATATCTCAGCTGCTGCATTGCCTTCATTATGAATACATATAGTTTTTGCACCTTGAAGTTTATTTCTACCTTTAGTAGTACCTAATTCTACTAATTGATAAAACTCACTTGATCCTCCATCAGGAGCAGCTCCATTATCTAATTCTTGTGTAAAGTCTAATACGTCATGATAGCTTGATGATTTGCTAAAAGAGTATTTATTGCTCCCTGCTGCTAAATTTGTCGTTTGCGTGTAATTCTTCATTTTATCTCCTAGCCTTTAATATAATATTTTACATACACCTTTGCGTGTAAATCGTTATTTGTTCCGTTTTGTTTTGCCATAAAAAGTAATACTTTTGCTGTATCTACAGCACTTGTTGTCGCAGAAAGACTGCTTATATACATCTTAGAATTATCATATGAAGTTGCTGACTTACTATATAATACTGCTCCATTAGATAAATCTCCACTAGCAGTAGCTAAATCAAATGCATTTAAACTAAATTCTATATTATCTGAACTGCTACTATCTCCTACATAAAATACGTCTACCCCCGTAATAACTATTGAATAAGGTAAGTAAGAATATGTAGCTACTGCGTGTAAAATACTATCTCCACTTACATCAAATGTTGTCGCAGGATTTGAACTAGTCCCCATGTTGTTGTCAACTGATGAAGCTAATGATGAGCCATTTCCATAAAGTAATGGAGTCCAAGTATTAGCTGCCAAACTTAGGTTGTTACAATTAAATTCAAAGCATCCTGAATTTACTATATTATTCATTGCGGTTACTGTTTGCGCACTTGTGCTTACGCTAAAAACTGAAGTTGATGCCGCATTTTGTACATTAAAAGTTGTGGTCGTATTATCATTTTGTGGCTTTATAGCAACTTGATCATCTGACAACTCAATTGCACTAGCCGCTCCAGTTCCATCTTTAAGTGTTTGCTTTGATGTAGTGATACCACTTCCACTATTATCAACTATTAGTAAATCACCAAACCTATCTTTTACTGTTGAATTTCCTAAACTCATTTATCCTCCTAAGTTGTTACATCCCATTTAAATACTACGGTTGCATTTACATCTTGTGGTGCAGATATTGGGTCTATTGATATTGCATATATTCTGCCTTTTGTAAGTACATTATCTCCACTATGTGCTCCAGTAGTAAAATCAAATTCTACTGTTGTGTCATCTGCAACATCTACAGCTACATCCCATCTACCCGCTCCTGCACCAGGAACTTCAGTACCATCTGAAGATTCATAAAGTAAATTTCTAAATGTACCACTTTGTGCTATTTCACTTCTCCACATAATTTTTTCTAATGTACCATTGTATGGTGCAACAAATGCAATGAACTCATTATTACTTGTGGTACTTGTTCTTTCTATAATGTATCCATTTAATGGTAAAAATGATGCGCTAGATGTGGTTGAATTGTATCCAACTCTTTGAATGTCATACACACCTATGTCTGATAATACTTGTGATGCCGTTCTGCCCTCTACTTTTGTTCCATCAATTTTTAAAAAATCATTGTCTGCAACATTAGCATTACACTCTAAAATATTACCATCACTTATACCAGTAGCTTGGTCACCAGTATTTGTTCCACTTAAATTACCTATGTCTGTTAAATCTTGTGCTGATAAAGAGCCAGTACCAGTTATATAATTACCAGATGCTTGAGCACCAATATCACTTAAAACATCTGATGTGCTTCTTCCTTCTAGTGTGTCAGCATCCGTCCATCTAGCATATTGATTAGTTGATGGAGTTCCAGAAATATCTATTGCCCCACCGCCACCACCACCAGAGTTGTCATCTACATATTTTTTTGTTGCTATTTCATAATCTGAACCAGGGGTATAATTACCTCCATTGTCTTTAACATAAATATTACCAGATGCTGCATCTAAGGTTATATCTCCATCTGCATCGACAGTAAGATGTCCTTCTGCACCATCGCTATCAATTGTTGATAATGTCGTTTCACCATTTGCATTAACATCTACATCAAAGCGATTTGAAGTATTATTTGAAAATACTTGTATAGTTTCTCCATTTCCACAATTAAATCTAAATACATTACTTCCGCCTGAGTCAGTTGCAAATTCCATGATACTATTTGATCTTAAATATGAAATTCCACTTGTATTTTTTATTGAAAAAAAATTAGAAGAATCTGCTACATCATAAACTTTAAAAAGAGCAGAACCAGTAATCGACTCTTTACCAAAAGCAAACATAGTACCAGTTGAGGGAGCACTAAATCCGAACAAATCGTCAGAAGTATTATCTCCCATCCAAAAGGAATTTAAGTCACCGCTAATATTGACAAAGAAATCTCCACTATCGCCCTTAATTTTTACCTTATCTGCAACAATATCCAAATCGCCAGTTCCTACAGTTTTAATTGTCAAGTCATTATTTGAATCTGCTACTTCAGGAATTATATGTTTTGCTAAATGATTGTCTACATATGCTTTATTTGCTAATTCGTAATCAATGGTTGGAACTTTATCATATCCTACTTCATCTTCTGATAGTAGTAGCTTTGTTGGTTTTTCTGATATAAATAAAGGGCTCATTATGCTACTAAGACCATTGGTCATATTTGCATATACTTCCTTAATTCTATCAGTTAAGTTTTTACTTGCTCCTGCCACTAATCAGTACCTTCATAATTCTTCATCTTTGGAAATTTGTCTACAAACTTTGCTATTTCTAAATCCTCTAACCTTCTATGTATTTTTAGAATTGTATCTTTCTCATACAAGGGGGGATGCGCCTCCCTCTCAAGCTTTTGCAATCGCTTTTGAATATTCAACATCCCCTCTTCATTTTGCATTTTTTTCGAAAACAATGGGAATAGCTTATTTGCTAACCATTTAATCATCGCTCCTTAGACCTTTAATAAGACCTCTAACCATTGAGCCAAATACATTGTCAACAAGATCAATAAACCAAGGCTCTATTGTTGAGTTCCATACTTTCTTTGTTGCCGACCATCTTGTTAATCCAAGTGTCATTACTTTTCCTAAACTTTCAAAAGCTACTTCTACTACTCCGCAAATGTTTTCATTAGGTATCTTTTTTAGTACCCATAAAACAACTGCTGATCCACCTCCTCCAACTATTAGTCCTGAGTTCTCCCCTAACATTCCTAATACTGATTCAAACATGCTTTTCTCCTTTTTTAATCTTTTTTATAACCATTGGTTTTAAAATTGCTAATGTCAATCTTCTCCATTGGTCTAGTCATTATAAAGTCTTTCAACTTACTATTCTGTATTTCTAAATCTTCGCCACCACTTATATATGGCTCTCCATCGTGTGTATGACCTACGTTATACACTATGATAGAGCATTTAAATAAACCTACACGAACTATTCTCCCTGCATACTTCTTACCTTCTAACCAAATGTAGATAACATCGCCTACATTTATAGCATTACCCCAAAATATTTTAAAGCTTTCTGTTAGCCCTTCTATCGTGGATCTGAAAAGTATTGCCAAAAAACCAACTACAAATAGCCATCCATAGCTTCCTATAATATCTGTTCCTATTGCTTGTAATTGTTGTTCGTTCATTCATTTACTTGTCTTGTAATAATCGTTCTAAATTTTTAAAGCCTTCATCTATCTTAGACTCTATTCTTGCAATTTTTACTTCTAGATTTTGAGTCTTATCTTTATTAGACATAACTTTTTTTCTATTATCTTTTACATCCTCTTCTACTACTTGTATCCTATTATCTGTTGCACCTTGCGTGAACATAAACGTGCCAAGTATTGTAGCTAGGGTTATAATAGTTCCTAGTGATATTTTCTTGTCTATCATTTTCATTTATAAAATTTTGGTAATGGAGTTGTGTCGCTCCAAAACTTATATGACAATTTCGAATATTGTCTTTTTTTCTTTTGTTTTACTTGCGCTTTTGGCATTATATGCCTCCAATGATTTATCGATGTTATAACCTACACCGTTTGTATGTTGCAAATCTATTTTTATACCATCTCTATTGCCATCTTGATAAAATATATAGCAATTTTGACTTGCTCTACCAGTTAAGTTCAAAGCCTTGTCGGCATAGTCGTTATTTCCAACTAAGCTACTTGATCTGGCGTATCCATCCCCTATTCTCGCACTATGTACATGACCAAAGAGCATATAGTCGATAGCGATTCCCTTAAGTGAGTATCTACCAACTATTTGATTAACAGATGATTCTAGTTTACCCCTTAGAGATCCATGTCCATGCAGTAGCAATACGTTTTGACCTGCTACATTTATTACTAATTCTGATGGATTCCCTTGTATAAATTTAACATTACTTTCTCTAAATAAATACCTTAAACATTGAAAAATTGTATAATCATAGTTATCAGATGCTATAATCTTTGACCAACCCATTTCTGGATTAGCCCTACCTTCGTTACCAATAATAGAAGCAACTGATACGTTGAAGTCTTCATTTAAATCTAATATAGCCTGCTGAAGGATATCCACAGCAAGAAATGTAGCATTAGCTCTGTTAGTAGCTTGATTTAAGAGTTCATCGAGTCTACGATCACTATTCATCATATCACCAGTCATAGCAACAACAACATTACTTATATCTGCTGTTTTAAAGTACCTTTTAGCCTTATTTACAAAGGTTCTTATTCTTTCCGATGCAACACTAAAATCATATCGATTGTTTTCTAATTCTACGATTTCATTGAAATGAATATCACTCAGTTGCAGTACGCCGCAGGCTTTATTATTAACCTTAAATTTATTGGTAGACTTATTAAGGTTGTTGTTTTCAAAGAGCGTTACTAATTGCTTAGTATATTCTTCAATCGCATTCTCAACCCTCGCATGTTCTCGAAATGCTTTATTTTGAATTCTATTTTTATCTTGGGCACGCTGTTTTTGCTTTGATAAACGTACATTCTCTCTTATGATATCCAAGTCTGCATCGTAGATCGGATATATAGTAGAGCATTTACACTTTCGGCACATCCATCTTTGCGCACCTTTATAGTCCTTGCCCTCTTTGCGCATACCTATATGGTAGCAATTAGGACAAACTAACTTTTTTTGGTCTATCATAGACCTCCTGGCTTGTTATTGTGACTTAACTATTTCACTTAACTCTTTAGCCCTATTAGGACTATCTGACCTTGCCCATTTACTATCGAGCATCTCCTCGCCCGCCATTAAAAAGTTATCATCTTTTATGTATTGTATTGTTTTTTTAAATCTTCGTACTCCATAGAATCCGATCTGGAATATCATATTTATAAGAACTTCTTTGATTTCTTTGGGCTTACGCCAAAACCAAGAGTTCCAATCTTCGTTAGCCTCTATGGTCGCTAGTATACTCCTAATCTTTTTATCTAAGATTAGGTCGGCTACCTCTTTATCCATATATAAATCTTTTATAGCGAACCCATACCCTATGGTATCATAGCCATTAGGGCATTTATAAACATGAGGTTCGTATCCCTCATGTAAAGCAATTTGTTTTTTTAAATTACTTAAATCTTTCACTTCTTTTTCTTTGAAGATTTCTTTTTTGGTGCAGGTTTTGATTTTGCCTTTGGTGCTTCTTTTACAACTTCTATTTCATATATACCTGCTTTTGAAAAGTTTTCGTATTGTTTTTCCGATAACTCTTCTACTCTTCCGTATCCATCAAACCCACTTGGTGCATTTTTTAAAAATTTAACTTTCATATATCTCCTTAGTTAATGCCTAGGGGGCACAGCCCCCTTAGCATTATTATTTGACTATTAAGACTGCCAAGCTGCAGCTGTATCTTGATCGTTTTCAACCAATGATATAGCTTTTACTTGATTAGTGTCTTGTAGTAGTGCACATCCATAAACCATGTCTGTTACCATTTTATGTGCGATATACTCCATATCGTACTCAGCTACAGGAGTTGGTTGCTTGCTATAAGCAATACCTAAAGCTGATCTATGTATTACATAACCACCTGGCCTACGAGTGTCTGCTAGTGCAGAACCATCCTCAGCAGTTGTATCTGCATGAATAGTATCATTACCAACTTCAGGAGATTGAATTACAGGCATTCCCATAATTGTTCCTACTGCTCCAGTTGGTAAGTTAGCAGCACCAGTTTTGCTAATGTGGATAAAGTCATCTAATGTAAATAATGATGCAAATAGTCTATTAGATAGAACCATTACACATTCATCTGGATTTAGATTTTGACTATATACATATCTCATGATGTGTGCAATTCTAGCTTTATTTAAAACTCTGTCTACGCTATCGTCACCATTATCTAGCTGTACTGCATTTAAGGTAGTAGCTAGTTTAGTAAATAGTGCTTTTTCTACATGTAAAGCAAGCTTGTATCCCATTGACTCTGAAATTCCACTTGTTAAATCATATGAAGATTGAATCTTAGCCATATCGTCAATCATTACCGCTGTTGCATAGTGCTGATTGATTGTAATGCTATGCTCTACTTCTGTGTTAGTTGCAAAGTCAATTGGTATGCCTTGTTGTTTTTCCTGTGCATCCGCTACATCTTGATATGTAGGAATGTGTATTTTGTCACCGCCACCTGAAACAAGTGCCGAATAATCGCTTGCTAAGTCACCTAAGACCAACTTTTTATTAAACGAAGCTCTAATCGCATCTGTCCAAATCTCTGGAATAAATACGGCTGCTTCGGTCAATAAAGTTTGATCATTAGTGTTTATGATCTGAGTTGTTGCCATCTCTATTTTCTCCTAATTATGAGCTTGCACCTGGCTTTTTAACAGAGTTTTTAATTAGTTGACCCCAATTAGCCTTCATGTCTTCGGGATTATTCCAATTAACCTTTAAGTCTTTGGTCTTAGTCCTAGGATTTCCAGCTACTTCAGGAGCATTGCTCTTTGTAGTATTAATTTTATTAGTTACATATTCAAGAGTGTCAAGATCAAGTTTAGATAATCTTTCTTTCTCTTCTTCAGGAACTGACTCAAGAAGGGTTGCTCTACGACTTTCTTCATAAGCTTGCCATTTTTTAGCAGTTGAAGCAAGTGACTCATTTTCAGAAGACGCCTTTTCATATAAGGTTTTAAAATCTTCTTTCTCTTTAAGCCTAGCTTCTTCAATTGAGGTAAACTTTTTTTCAAGTTCTGCTATTTTTGCCTCAGCCTCCTGTGCCCTTTGTCTATACTTCTTATTTTCATAAGTAAGTGAGCTTTCTGTATCGGACAATTTTACATCTGCTCCTGTTGAAGCTCCTTGGCTGTCTGCTACTGAAACTTCGGGTTGTTTTGTATCTTCTGACATGATATCTCCTCTAGATATAGTGTTAATATGATACTTTATATACAAAATCTTGTATATATCCTTGTAGGTAACTTATATTACTTACTAGGAATTATGCAATCTTTAAATGAAGATCTAGTAAATTTTAAAAAGAAATGGTTTGACTTTATGGGTTACACGCCACATAATGGTCAAATGAGATTGCATTATCCCAAAAAAGAGGATGCTAGGTTTTTTGTCATGGTTTGTGGTAGAAGATTTGGTAAATCTACCTCCGCAGCAATGGAAGCAACGTATTATGCCTCACAACCTAATAAAGTTATATGGCTAGTAGGACTATCTTACGATAAGGCCGATATTATGTTTCGTGAAGTGTGGAAGCGAATGGTTGTTGGTAAAGCCAACGATATAGAGAAAGCCTCTGAAAAAGAGAGAATCATTCGGTTTAAGTGGGGCACAACAATTGAAGCTAAATCAGCAGACAACCCTGACTCATTAGTTGGGGCAGGACTTGATTTGCTTGTAATAGATGAGGCAGCTAAAGTTAAAAAAAAGGTATGGGATATGTATTTATCTCCTACTTTAGCTGACAAAAAAGATAGTAAATGCATATTTATATCTACTCCTGAAGGATTTAATTGGCTTTATGATTTATATTTGTTGGGTCAAAAAGATAAATTGTGGGAGTCGCATCAAGCACCATCTTGGGAAAATCAATTTGCTTTCCCTGAAGGTAAAGAAGATCCGTTTCTTGTAGAAAGAAAAAGAAATATGTCTAAGGAGATGTTTGACCAGGAGTTTAAGGCTGCATTTACTTCGTTTGAAGGCAGAGTATATCCATTTGATAGGCAAAAAGATGTAGGTAGTTATCCTTATAATCCAAATTATCCTACATTTTGCTCAATTGACTTTGGGTATAGAATGCCTGCTGTTGGTTGGTTTCAAGTATATAAAGTTAATGGAATAGAGCACATAAATATGATTGACGAAATATTGCACGAAAAAAATATAAAAACAGATGAGCTGGCAAAAAGAATACTTAGTAAAAAATATAATGTTAGAGCTTATTATGGTGACCCAGCAGGTATGCAAGCTCAAGGACAATCGGGATTAGGAGATATTGAAATTTTTAGACGTAACGGAATAGATGTTAGAACAATTAGAGATAAAACATCTAGAAATATTGCTTCAGGTATCTCTCATGTTAGAGGATATATTGAAGATGCCAACAACGAGAGATTTTTGCATTTGGATTATAAATGTCAAGGAATGGCGCAAGACCTTGAAACCTATAGGTATCCTGAGGCTACTGATAACAAAGAATTAAAACCAACTCCAATAAAAGACGGAAATTCTGACCATGGATGTGATATGTTAAGATATTTTTTCATTAATAGATTTCCAATTAAAAATAGAAAATTAAATGTGAGGTCTAGATGACAGTAGAAGAAATTATTAAAGATTCAGTAAGCGTAGCAAAGCTTGTAAACGCAAAAGCAAGAAGGGAAGAGGTTTACAAATTGCTTGACTATTACTCAGGTAGTGAAACTCATAAATATATAGATGGGTATTTTGATGCAGATGCTTTTAGAGAAATTCCTCTGTATGAAGCTAATTTTACAAAAAGATTTATAAATAAGATGTCAAGAATATATACAGTAGGTGCAAATCGAATTGTAAATAACCAATATGACATTTTAACTAGAAAAAAAGATGCAAGAATGAAGCATATCGAAAGAATGACTAGGCTTTGTGGGTCTATAGCAACGCAAGTTATTTTTAGAGATGATATGGATCAGCCTTGCTTTGATTATAAGCCAGTATATTATTTTGACGTGCATATGGGAGAAAATCCCTTTGTTCCTGAGGCTATAACTTATCCTATAATGCAAAATGTAAGTGACATTAGTTATTCTGAAAAATTAATGTATGCATATTGGGATAAAGGCAGGCATGTCAAGTTTGACGAAGATGGTAATATATTAGAGGAATTCGATCATGGTTATGGAATTATACCATTTTTATTTACACATAGAGAAGAGCAGTTAGATAGTTTTTTTGTTGAGGGGGCTAATGATATTGTTAATTGCAATGAACAAGTAAATATTACTATGACTGAACTACAATTAGGCCTTAGATTCCAAATGTTTGGTCAACCATATGTAACTGGGGTCTATAGTGACAAAGGTATGAAGAGAACAGGTAGTGATCAGATTTTAGACCTTCCTGAGGGCTCAAGCTTTGGAATAGAAGCACCTCAAGGTGATATTATGTCTGTAATAGAAAGTGTAAAGTTCCAAGTGGACTTAGTTGCACAAAATAATCATTTATATGTGCAGTTTGCCCAAGATGGAGGTGAAGTTCCATCTGGTATTGCACTTAAAATTAAAGACTTAGAAAGATTTGAAGATTATCAAGACGATTTAGAGCTTTGGCATTTATATGAGAAAGAATTATATGAGGTTGAGCGAAATATCGCTGAATACAATGGTTTTTCTATGCCAAGGGAATTGAGAATTGATTTTAATGAGCCTGAGTATCCCAAAACAGTTACAGACCAAATATTGTTAGACAATCATAGACTTGAAAAGAATATGGTTACAGAAGCAGGATTGTTGATGGAATACAATAAAGACTTAACAAAAGAGGAGGCAGAATCAATTGTCGAAGAAAATAGACAAAAAAACCAAAAACTCTCAATCTTTGAAACAATTCGTAATCAAACTCAAAGAACTGAATAAGTTTGATTTAGTTGTAGAAGGTAATATCGAAGAAGTAATCGCAGACCCAAAAGCGTGGGCAGAAAAAACTGCTGAAACTATTTTAGCTAAAGAATCCGACCGAATAAAGAAAGCAAAGCAATTAGGAGAAGATTTTGCAAATAAAATCCGTTAAAATATCTTTTGACCCAAAAAAACTTGAAAAACAGTTAAAAACTAGTATAATTGATAATACAATGCAAGAATATACAGATATGGTTGCAAAAACCACCAAATCTGATTTAGAAGCAGGTAAAGATATTTATGGTAAAAAGTTTGAACGAATAACTCCAGTTACAAAAGAAATTAGGCAACTAAGAGGCTTTACAGGTACAAAGCCACTAATTCAATCTGGTGATATGAAAAATTCCATCAAAAGCAAAAAATTAGGTAAAAATAAATATGCAATAGAAGCTAATTCTTATGGAAATAGATCTAATAAAAACGTACATCAAACTGGATTTAGGCTAAGTGGTGGAATAAAGCAAGAACAGCCTTATATCGAAGACGTGCATTACAACTTTTCAAAAGTTGGTAAGATACCTGCAAGACCTTGGTTTCCAGATCAAGATAGTGTTGAGGGTTCTCAGACTATAAACGATAAATTTGAATTGATAGCTAAAAGATATTTTAATAAATTTAATAAAGCATTTAAAAAGTGAGGAACAATTGGCTGAACTAGAGGAGATATATAATGAAGAAGGCGAAGAACAAGAAAACAATACTCTCTTATGGGCTGCTCTCGGATTATCTTTTGGAATCGATATTTTCGTTTCAAGAATTAATCGTGAGATTGAAGTATCACGAGGAGCAGGAATGGATGATGCAGCAATCATCGGAGCTCTCGCTGGGGATCTTTCTACCAATGGAAGAATCTTTGGGGAGTTCAGAAATGCTATCAAATCAGCAGTTGTACTTGGAGTTATGCAAGGTTTTAGAGTCGGACAGGATAACATTTATGGGGATAGCCTAAATTTTAAGTGGGTTTCTGTAGGTTCACCAAGAATATGTCCTGATTGCGAAGAGCGTGTAGGATCTATACGAACATGGAACGAATGGGAACAACTAGGAGTCCCAGCAAGTGGATTTTCGGTCTGTAAGGAATATTGTTATTGCCAATTAATACCTGCTGACTACCCAATAGATGATTTTGTCATCGTAGAGGGTATAGGCGCAGAAAGAACTCGATAATTACTTTAAATCACCACCAACATGAAACTTTAAGCTATCTTTTTCTAGCTTTTTGACCTTTTTTTCAAGTTTTTTAACTTTTTTATCCAAAATATTGTCATTTTCTACATAATCAAGGACTTTTTCTAACTTAAACTGTTTAGCTATCGCTTTTATCGCTAGATTTATTATCATCTTTTGTAGCATTCTGTTCCTCCGCTTTTTTCTTCATCTCTGCCTCTTTTTCTACTAAGAATTTTTTAAATTCCACCTCATCTCCCTTAAAATCTATATATGCTCCTAATAAATTAAAGCATTTTGTAATAGTTTGAGTTAGATAAGTTATTTGCTGATCTCTATCCTTGTTTGTTATTTTAGGTTTTGTCATATTATCCTCTTTTTTTTACCAAAGACTTTGTTTGGCTCTTTGGTTTCGTTTTTTATAGTATTCTGATACACATTTTGCGCATCTACTCTTATTTGCCCCGTAATCTGTAGGCTTTAGAATTTTTTTACAAGCGTTACACTCAATTCCTCCGTCTTTAAACCTACTTTTGTACTTTTTTTCTTGCCATAGGTCGTAGCCGCTTTTCATTACATCCATTTTCCTATTTCTCCATACATTTTTATGATATACTTTCGGAGTTTTTCTTCAATTCTTTTTTTCTTAGCTTCTGTCTTCGCTTCCATAGCTTTATTGCTTCTCTTCGCTTTTTGCGATTCATTTTTCTTAACTTTGCTTTTCTGTTTGGCATTCAAATCACCATTTCCCTACAGGGCACTTCATCATCTTTAATTTTGCCTTTATATTCATAAAACATCCACATTTACTACAACCTAGC